CTGTACTCCCTGTGCGTATGCCCTCTATTTTCCGCCCCTATGCAGGGGGCTATATAGGTGGGCATAAAAATACCCCTACACACAGGCTGCTACGCTGCCCGATGTAGGGGTGGAATTTACTGCCTTATTTTACCTTTGCTAAAACCGTGCATATCTTCGTATATGTATCCGCTGATATTTTTCCCTGTTTATAAAGGTCTTTGTATTTTTCGATCTCAGATTTTGCGTCAAAATTCCCCTTGCCTTTTTTGTAAACTGGCAAATCGTCCAATAATCCGAGTTCCCATGCAAGGCAGTATATATGCTTGCAAGGAAATGCACCCTGTCTGATTGCAAAGTCTGGACAGGTGCATTCGTGAAGAGTGGCTTTGTAAGGTTCGGCTGATGATCCTTGAATGACCACCCATTCCTCGTCCTTGTTGATTTCTACAATATTCTTTGTAAGTTTCTTTCCGGCTTCGATTCTCTTTACCTGCTCGAAGTCATCGTGGATATCATCGTTCCATTGTCCGAAATGTATACTCATGGTTGCTCCTCCTTGCCTACTCAAATTTTCCAAGTGTGTCCGCAGTTTAAGCATTTTAGGTTTCCCTTTTTACTGCTAAATCCGCCCAATATTGCTCCTGTGCTTCCTGCGACTGCTCCACCGACTATTGCTCTGCCGACACTGAGTTTTTTGTCTTGGTAAGTTATGCTTGTAGAATGGCATTTGGGGCAGAACGGAATCTTGTCCTTTTTCATCTGCTCCACTCTCGCTTTCTCTGCCTGCTTTTCCTTCCATGACTCAGGCATCTCGGCTTCCATTTCCGCTATACTCTTTCGTGGCTTTTTCTCTTTTTCCTTTTTTACAGTCTCTGGCTCGTTAATATTCTGAAAGCCAAGTTGTTCCTGCATTTTCTTCAAATCCTTGTTGTAATTTGATACAAAATGTATTTTGAATTCCTCGCCATTTGCTTCCAGTGTCAAAACCCCGTACTCTGTAAATGTTCCCATGGTTACTTCGAACCTCTGCAGATCCGAAATACTGACTTTCCCGGATTGTCCTTTCTTTTCTTCGAACGATATTTCCGAATCGCTGACTGTGATAACTGACAACCCAAACGACTTGTATTTCTGCTCCATATTGCTCCTCCTTTTGGGGTAGAATGTGTTTGCGTGAAATTGGCTATAAATAAGCCTTTTTGCAACTACAATTCTACCCCCCCCCTACTCCGAAGTCAAGCAATTTCAAGGCTTCGAGGGTTCTTGGGCGGAGGCGAATTCCTGTATTGTGGCTTGCACTTTTTTATACTCTAACAGCTTATTGATGCCCTTATCGTAGTAGTCGTTTGCTGACGATCTCGACAGGTGGACTTCCTTGCATACCTGCTTCCAACTCAAGCAGTCGATATGTCTGTATTCCAGTATGCTTCGTTCCGTGGAGTCTGTTGGTAAAAAATCCATGATCTTCATCACATTCAGCATGGTCTTTGCCATCTCTGCTTTCTGTGATTCGATTCTGTCCTCGATCTCCATCGCACGGATGACCTGCGTTGCCGGTCCGTCTCCTACGCTGTTGGTCTGGCTGCGTGGCACTGGGGAATATTGCATCCCCTTTGTGCCGAGCATATTTTCTCTGAAAGTACGAAGCCTGGCTTCCAACTGCTTCTTTTTCATCTTGGCATTATAGTATTGTCCGAGGTACTGTTTGAGAAGCAGTCTTTGTTCTTCTACCCCATTTGCCATGCTGTCTGGTGTCATAGTTTTCCTTCTTTCTAATCCCTGGGTTTGTCCTCCGCAAGGAAGTATGCTTTTCCGCCGAGTATCCTTACCTGCTTGAGTACCCGGTCTTTGTTCTCCCAGTCTCGTATCTCTACTCCACGCTCCTGCAGGATGCTGATCTGCATTTCTATGGATGAGAGCATTGCCGACACCGGAAGTTGTCTCATTACCTGTGTTGCGTCCGCCAGACTGGAATTCATCCCGAATGGCTTGCGCTTTTGTTTACCTTTTGCCATGTTTTTATAATCCTTCTTTCATTGCGTATCTGAGTGCTTCTATCACTGTGCCAGTGCTTATCTGCCCGATTTTTCCCTCGTTTATTAGGTCGATCTGTATCTGAAATCTGTTTCTTACTTCTTCGTAATATTCGCAGTTTCCCATTCGGTCGCAACAGGTTTCTCTCGGACAGTCGTATATGATATGCCCTTTTTCGTCCGTGAAATGATGGCCGCAGTCGTATTCATATTTGGTACAATTCTTGCATTCTGTTCCCATCAGCATTTCTTACCACCTGCCATTTCATGGATTAATGTGCGGACGATATGACCGATTACCTTTGGCTCATCCCAGTCGTCCGGTGTGCTCAATATGCACCCGCATATCTTATGCTCCCCGAACTTCTCCACATTGAATGGGCAGCCATCGCATGATGAGTATGTATGCTCATGATCCGTTCCTTTGCCTGCGATTTCCTCATGCGTGTATTTCCTGCAGATAGTCGCTGCTTCTGTCATGAACTTTGCCCAGTAGAATGCCCACTTTGCATTGATCGCTTTTTTGAATATCTTACTCTGCCTGCTGATTTTCTTTTTCAGTCTCATCCTCTGCCTCCTTTAATTTCTGCCCGCACCATGGACAGTGCGGATATAATTCCCTGCCTTTTCTGCATGGATTGATAACGGCTGCGCTTTCGCAGTTCGGGCAGACCATCGTGGTGTCTCCGAATGCATCCGCTTTCTGCTTTAGTGGCTTCGCAATTTCCTTTTCCTCGCCTACGCTATAGCATTCCAGGTTTCTTTTCTGAATATCGTACTCGAAATCCACACCGCAGCCATACTCTCCGCCATACCATGATCCTCGCAGGAACGGCTGTCCCGCCCAGTGTCCGATGTCGTCACATTTTATGATTCCGTATGACTCTTCTTCCGGACACCATACCGGTCGCCCTGCCATCTGCTGTAGTTCTTCCAGTGTTAGTGGCTTCTGCTCCATCATCGTTCCTCCCATTCATCGCAGTCCTCGCCATCCTCGTACTGCGTCTCTAATGCGAAGCCTTCTGCGTGCTCATTGAAACACTGGAACTCTCCGCAGACTTTCTTGTGCCAGTAGCAGGTGCCGCAGCACTTTTCCTCATCGCTCATATGATTCCTGCCCTCTCTTTCTTCTGTGCTCTCCTGTAATATGCTTTTATAATTTGTCGGTATCTGCGCTTCGGCTTTTTGAGTATTATGATGTTGATGTGTTCATCGGACACCGCCATATCATTGACTGGCTTTATCCTTATGCTCATATGATTCCCACTCCCTTCTTTAACGCACACATGGTGCAGAGTCCTTTTGCTCCCTGTGCCTTGACTTTCTCTGCCAGTGGCAGTTCCCAACACTGTGCACCGCACTCCGGGCACTTGGTCGGCTTCCAGTCCTTGTGTCCTGTCGGCACATTTACCTTCAGTGGCATACAGTAATACCCGCCACGGTCAGTTGCTTTTCTCGGTTCGATTGTTACTCTCATTTTGTTTGCTCCCTTACTATTTCTGTGTCAGTTCCGGCAGCAGGATTGCCGCCACTTCCTTTTCCGAAGTGACGACCTCTGCCCTGCCGCCTGCCCTACGGATCTGCTTTATCGTCTGCTCCTGCATCTTACTCAGTACCCCGATGAACGGCCGCTTGACCTCAAATCCGTAATACCTGCCATTGATGATGCAGGTAATGTCCGGGATTCCCTGTCTGGAGTACGGGCCGGCTGCTTCTTTCCATGCGATGGCATTTGGTGCGTTGTCTTTTATCCAGTCGAGGATTTTCTTCTGGAAGTAGCTTTCCTTTGGCATCTTCTCTCGGATGAATTTGTCGGCCGCTTCCTTGGTGTTTATGCCATTGTTATGCTCTATGGTGTAGTCCTGCAGTTCCTCGTAGGTTCTGAAGGAGGTATAATCCAGTTTTCCGCCACGCATTACATGGCGAATTGCTTCCTCTGCTGTTGGGTCTGGATACCCTTCTGCGTTCTTTGCTGTCATCGTCTGCCTCCTTAAAATCTGGCGGACACTCTCCCTGTAATGTGGAGTTTTCCGTTTTTCTCTACTGCATTGAAGTATCGGTGTCCTTTTGCCACCTCTGCCGCCAGTTCGTCCGTGAGTGTGACGATTCTGCGGTACTTGCCGTCCTCGGTTGTGATGCGTGCCCTTTCTCTATCCCACACTGGCTGATTGTTTGCTCCCATGACGACTTTCTCTACTCCATCTTCCACCGTCAGTTTCGGTACTGCTTCAATTTTGATGATCATGTCTCTCCATCTCCTTTTCGATTTCTTCTTTATGTTCCTCATAAACCCTGCACTCAGTACAGGGTTTTTCCGGCTCTATGCATCTGTCCGAAAGAATGATACAAAACCACGGCAGGCTTCCTTTGCGCTGCTTCTTGGTTCTGGCTCGCTCTCTCATCTGGGACAGCAGTTCCATCATGCTCATACTGGTGTCGCCTCCTCAAATACCGGGGCGGCTGCTTCCTGCATGGTCGGTTGATCTGCATATTCCGCTGATCCGTTGTCTGCGTATGCCAGTTTGTTTCCCTCGTTGGCTTCCATGAAGTGGCTTGCCTGCGTGTCTGCGGAATGCAGTGCCCAGATCATCGGGTACTTGTCGATGGCATTGTTAAATGATAAGGTGTCGGCTTCGGTGTATCCCATGTGCCATCTGATGGCATATCGTTCTACTGGCTGAAGCTTCATGTATTCCTCGATCATCATTACTGACTTTTCTCCGTGTCCGTATGGGATCTTGTCATCCACTGCGAATGCTTCGTACTGCTCCCACTTTCCATTGACCTTGCGGTTTCTGATTTCCGTTGTGTAGAAGTAGGTCTTGCAGAGGTCGTGGAGCAGTGCCATGATGATCACATTTTCCTCTGTTACTCTGGCTGCCGGAACTCCTGCGACCTCGTATGTGTACGAGCCGTCATCGTTCTTTGTGAGGTTCGCTCTCAGTGCGTCCAGTACATTGAGTGAGTGCTGCAGCAGTCCGCCTGTCACTGAAAGGTGGAATCTGGTGCTTGCAGGTGCTGCGTACATATCGCTCTTTCTGATAAATGCCATCAGCCTGTCCACTCCGTCTCTTGTTACCTTTGCCATCTCTGCTTCAAATCTGTTGATGTTTGCCTGTCTGTTATCCATTGTCTTGCTCCTCCTTATTTCTTAATCCCTCAGCCAGAATGTGGCACGCTCCGGCTGTGATGATCATTCTCTGTTCTGATTCCCACTCTGGTTTCTTCTCCCAGATGTTCTGTTCTTGGTCTACGAGGAACTCTTTTGTCAGATCGTTGTAAATCTTCGGTGGCGGCCCGTCCTCATCGAAGCACTCCGGTGCTGCGTATAGGCAGCAGTGCTGTTGCCAGTAAGGTATCCACAAATTCCAGACTGCTATTCTGATTTCTTCCACCACCTGCAGGAATTTCTCCACACTGTATTCCTTGTAGAGCGTCCTGCCCAGTTCCTTACCTGCCCCGGCTCTCCGTTTTTCCTCAAGCATTGCCTGTATCTGCTTTATGAGAACCTGTCCGGCTTCATCGTTTCTTATGACGATGTCCTGTCTGATTCTCCTGCCGGAGATCCGGTCCGCTACTTTCTTGATGCTTTCCTTCAGTTCCCGGTACGGTTTCTTGTACTTGGTCTTTAGGAGCTCCTTTGGCACATTCTCGTCATTCTTTTTCAGTGTCTCCAGTAGCGATTTCAGCTTTTCTTTGTCCTTTTGGTTGCTTTCATCTTCCATTCGCGCCACCCTTTCTGTCTCCGAACACCTAATGCTCCATTTTCTTACCGCACACCTACGTGTTCATTTAGGTGTGCGGTGTGAAACCCTTGATTTTACTGGCTTTGTCGGGGTTACTAAACACCTAACACCTAATTTTTGAAATACACCATGTTTTTTTAGTAATTTCTGTGACTAACCCTTCATGCAGTCACACAATTTTCCGTAAATACAATAAAAATAGTGATTTAGGTGTTTTAGGTGTTTAGATGTTATTAAAAGCCTTGATTTTACTGGGTTTTTTACTAAACACCTAACCGAACACCTAACTAAACACCTAATTTTAGGTGTGCGGTTTTTTAAGGTTTTTTATAACTTTTTAGCGATTTTGGTCACATAATTTCCAGTCACACAATTTTTTCTGCTCCATGGTTTTTGTGACTAAATCGCAAATTCTGTGACTAATTGAACGGCAGCTTATCTGCTTCCTCATCGGGTATGGTCTGCCATCCGTCATTTGTTCCCGGCAGACTCATCTGCTGCGGCTTCATCTGCTCTGCGATTTCTTCCTCCTCTAGTAATGGGTCCTTTTCCTCTGCGAGGTCGCCCAGGTGGAATTCCACAAAGCGGCAGTTTCGGTTGTTAAACCATTTTGTTACGGAGTTCTTGGTGCTGCCATCCTTAAGGACTGATACTCCGATCAGACCCATATCTGCGAGGTATTTCAGTGTCTTTCTGGATGAGTACCCCGCTTTCGTGAGTGCCTGCGTCAGCATGGATGGGAAGATGTATGCGTTCTTGTTCTGGATCATACCAAGGCACGTTCCGAAGGCTTTCTCCCCGAAGCTGTCCTTGTTTGACAGTATCCAGTCCACGATGTACTGCGTGGCATTCTCGTTTACATCTCCGGTGTCTGCGTTCATCTGCTCCTGCAGGATGTTCCTTGCCATCTCTTTGGCTCTTTCCCATGATTCTGGGTCGATTTGCAGGTTTTCCGTGTTTGTTTTGGCTGATTCCGTATCAAATTCTCCATTTTCGTACCGTTTCAGCCATTCTCCGTTATTAAATATCCATGTGTCGATGATTGCGTCTGCCAGTGCTACCGCTGCGATGCCTGCGATGTGTGAACCGCTCTTTCCCCTGCTGATCTGGTACACATACTGCATCATTTCATCGTATTTTTCCGTGATGCTTCTTTCGTCTGTGTGCAGCAGCATTCCGATGTAAGCCGGCCCCGCCCATCCGCAGTTCATTCCAGACTGCTGATGCATGATGGAGGCTTCCCTCTCATCGTCAAACGGTCCGCCGTATATCTCAAG